TGCTCCTGTAACTATTGCATTAGCAATATTATTAACACGAACTGAGGCTTGGTTATTAATGGAAGCTGAGTTACCAGATTCTCCTGCACCAGACCTAGACTCCACCTCGTTATCTGGAGTAGCCAATATAATTTTATACTGAGTTTTTATTGTTGCATCTTTAGCTGGTTTAACACCATTCGCATCTACGTTCCACTCAGTAATAAGAGCTTGATACTTTGCACCAAAGTCTCCAATCTTATAATACAAAAGTGACTCATAAGGTCTTACACTAGGAAGTGTATCTTTTTGTTTTACTTTCTTAGTTTTATTAAGTATAAATGTATAGTCAGCAATGGTAGTAGCTGATAGACTATGTGGAGAAAATGGGTTAGTGGCGGTCTCAAAGTTATTTAGGTAAGCCTCTTGTACTGCCATACTAGAGTGACTTAGTGCTACTGAAGCATTAGAAGTTCCATCTGCCGTTGCTCTTACGTGTACCTCACTACCAGCAGTTCCAGTAGCGAAGCCTGTCAGGTCAATTACTTTAATCTCTGGAGTCCCACTACTAGTTGAACCTTTCATAATTAGTGCATATGCTTCGTCCTCACTTCTACGGATAGTATGGATAAATACATCGTCACTATTAGTTGAGGTCACACCAGTTACTTTTGTCACATGCTCAGTACATGGTCGTTTCTCTAAACCACGAGCAATATGGGACAGGCCATTTTCCTGTATCTCTCCCTGTGTAGGTAACCTGAGTGTCGCAGGTTGTTGGGATATACCATTAATTAAACTTGGTATAGTACCTGAGATTAAAGCCATCTATTTCCTCCACGCATAATGTTGGTTAGCATCTTGGTTCCTATCTAGTACTCTAAAGGTATCATAGTCATCGAAAATATTAAAGTCTCCCACTTCTGATTGGTACTCAAGTAAGTCTCCCCAAGCTTGTAGCTCGTCCTGCTGAAAGAAAGCGTGGAGTTCTCCTGATCCTACAACTCTATCATGGAAGATACGTGATGACTTAACTGCTATATACCTACGTGCAGACTCAGGTAAGCTGTCAAAAGGGAGGAACGTAACATAGTCTACCACTACATCGTCTGAGAATAGGTTGGTATTTTTCTCTCTATCGTATAGGAATCCTGCTCTTTCTATTATATCTGTCTTGTTTGACCTTACTTTAGATGTTGAGTCTATACGTAATACGTTAGAGTCTATTTTAATTTTACCAGAACCATCTCCTGAAGAGTTATCTGGAGTCAGAGTCTTTTGTAGGTCTGTATTAAATATCCAACCTCGTGATTGTACTTGCCTTGATGTATTGTGTAGTATGTCTTGAGCTATAGAGGCGTCCTGTAATCCTGCCTTATCATTTAAGTTGGCAATAGGTTGTTCTCCAATAGTCGTAAGCATCATATTAACTGCTTCTAGCTCCGACATATTTTTTAAAGCTTGTTCACTCATGCTACCTGCTCCTTCTTTTTGTATTTACTAGTGCTCCCTAAGAAATTTCTTTTGTATTTAGAAAACTCTCCATGATTGTATATTGATTTAAACTGCCAAGGATGAAAGAGTATGTAGGAGGGTTCACCACTATCCGCATCTTCTACTTTGTTATCGTACTCAATTCCGTCATATTTTAGATCATCATTAATAAATCTAATTAGACCGTGCATTTTATAGTAGTGAATCTCTGCTTTATCTTTAGGAAGCATATCCTCAAACTTTCTATTCCAATCCGGTAACTCAATACCTTCTCTGTTATAGTCCTTCTCTAACATCTCATAAGCGTAGTTCATTATTTGCTCTACTGCTGTACCTTTACCAATGTACTCCATTAGTCTAGGAAAGTTTGTACCATCATTTTTAAACTCTACTGGATTATGAATAATAGGTTTTGCTCCTAGTTTTATTTCTCTAGCTTCAGAGAGTATATCTGGTTTATCATAAGTCCAATCCTCACCTTCATCTTTCTGGAAAAACTTTTTACCGTTCTTCTTGTCTTCCCCACCAAACACATTACCATTAACATCAATACCACCCTGTAAATGTTCAAGTACAGAGTCAAATTCCCAATGGAATAATTCTGGCATTACTAATAAGTTGTTTGCTTTTATAAACCCACTATAGTACTTGTCTCCTGATCTAGTGTCTTTCCTATGTTTACCTTTTAGAATATCTTGAGCTTGTGCTACTGTACCAAAGTGACCTGCCATCTCTTGCTCTAAGTCTATACTACTTAACCTTGCTAATACACTAGAATCAGAACCCATGTGTCTGTTCCAAAATCCTATTGTAGTACTCACATCTCCTCGTGTCCCATGATGAACTATCTTAGGGAAGGTTTTTGTTTCTCCATTTACTATTACACTGTCAGTTACTTGTGTTGGCCCTTCAAAGTTAAGCCATGTAACAAACTTCTTGTTATGTTTTATAAGATCATTAGCTATTTGATGTGCATTCTTTTTAACATTAAGTAAGTGTGAGACACTTTGTGTGTACCCTAAACCGTACCTCTTCTCTTCCTCTGTTAGGTCTTTTGGGTCTTTAAACATAATACCGTCTTGTCCGAATAGTACATCATAATGATCCACATGAAAACGGTTTCCTGTACCAGAGAAGTTTATTATATCTTGTATAGCATTCTTATTCTGAATTGTCTCATGTAGTCGTGTAGCTTGGAAATGAGCAGGGCCGACCATCTTTTTTCTTGCTGAAACACTTGCTTTCTCTTGTTCTTTTAAAGCTAATACTACACCATCTTCATCAAGATTCCCAGTACTAGGTTGAAGAAGTAAGTCACTAACAGGTGTACCGAATCTTCCTATCATCCTACCTATTGCACTAGCTATTCGTGGTGTTAAATGGCCTCCTTGTTTTTTGTAACTACTCTTTAAATTCCGTAATGCCTTTCTAGAATCAGTCTGTTTAAGGTTCTGAGACTCTACTGGGGGTACACTATCTACCATACCAGTAGTTAGTAGGTTTGGGTCTGTACCTGCCTTTCTAATATTACCAGTAGGCTTGTTTTTGTAGTCAACCATTTGTTTCCTATTGAAAAAAAAGGGAGCACCCAAGTTAAAGGGTACTCCCTAAGAGTTACCTTACTTCTATAGACCTTGAAGTAAAGCTACAGCACACGCAGGGCGCAACACGTTGTGTCCCATTGCATACTTAGATACCATCAATGTACCTTGTCTGTTGATCTGGTACTCAGACTCAACGGAAAGATCCATCAACTTACAGGTAGCGACTGCATCTTTAGTCATTACCAATGCACGTACACGTAAAGCAACATCAGCCATCTTAGCTGTTTTACGAGCTATAGCTGAAGAACCAGTTGCACCTGTGTTAGTTACGTGAGTAGACCATGCAGTATGGTTATCATTACCAACGTCATACTGAGTAGTTCTTCCAGAACCTACAGTACTAGCTAGTGGTTGATGATCGCCCCAAGCTGGATTAATGCTTGTCTCATGGACAGCCGCATCTCCTGCTGAACCTTGAGTCCACAAATCAGAAGTCCACGTAGTTCCTGCTGTATTACTATAGGAACCTAAGTGATTCGTTACGTACACAGGCATACCTAAGATTGTAGGTACTTGTCCTGTTGCAACACTTCCTGATCCACCAATGTCACGATTAAAGATAGCCAAGTCATTCAGGTTACTTGTACCTGAGATCTTGAACATATCGTAATACATGTCATTGGACATCACTATGAATGGATCGCCCGGAACATTCTTATTAGTAAGAATACGCTTGGCATCCATAATTGCTTGAGCAATCTTCTTAGGATCACGAATAGAAGATGCTACACTAGTAGTAGTAGTCTCATCTCCACCAACAACTACGTTACCTGAGAAGTCTTCGTCATCAAATGCCGTGTAGTCTTGGATTGTAGGTGCTCCTGTTGAAAGGGCCGCCATAGCAGAACTCTCACAGAGAGCAGCTTTAATACCAAGTCGAAGGATGTTTTGGTCGGCAACTTTACCGAGTCCAAATCCTGCTTCTTGGGTGTATACTGAGCGTATGTCGTAGTGTGACATAGCTTCGTCAATGTTCGGTACAAACTGAGCATTAACTAAGAGGTCGTCAACTGAGACAATCCGTTCACCTTGCTTTGAAGCTGTTGGAACTATCTCTGCACCCGGTGTATGATAAGCCGCATCACGGTACTTACCAGTCATCGGAAACTGTGCTGACTTACCTTTAGAGATCGTGCGAACACGATGTAAAGGCATCATTATATTCTTAGACTGGAAAGCCGTAAGCACCTCTCCTGCATACAACTTCAGAAATAACGCTCTTGCACTTCCAGAAGCGTTACTTACACCAGACCTATGAATAGCACTATAATCAGTAGCCATTTTGTTTTTCCTTGATTAAGGGTTATTGTTAGTAACTCAGAAATCTCAGTCTCACAAAGGTCAGTCCAAAGTTATCCCACGCATGGGGCAGAGTCTTACTGTTTGGTTTTGTCTTTGATTCTTTGTTAAAGAACGGTAGAGTTATTCAACCGTCCTGCGACCTGTGCTCTATAAGCAGGGTCTTTTTCATACCTCGGATCACTCATTGCCGAAGTAATTTGAGCTAGTGATTCATAACGTGGTTCGATTGACACATTAGTATCACCAGTCATTAATGAAGGCATTGAACCTTCAGATTGTAAATATCGTGCGTATAGACCTGCGACTGCAAGTTCTGCTGTTGCATCTAAATTGTCTATCTGTTTGTTAAAAGCTTCTGCTTCAGTTGGGTGTAGGTTGTTATCAGCCCACTGTAGCATCTGGTTGTAGGACTCAGCACCTCCAGCTAAACTATATAACTGTTCTATATTTTGTTCGGCTCTAGCTTCCTGACCTTCAATCCAAGTATCAACCATTTCACGTTGGATACCTGCTTCTTGAAGAGCTTCATAAGCATCATTAGATAAACCCCCAGTTTCATTTAATTCATTTTGAAAAGTCTGGAAATCTAACCCTCTATCTTCAAGTAGTTGGTATACCTGTGATGTTGACTGTTCTTGTATCTCTTGATTTTCTTGAGCTTGTGCCTCAGTCATCTGGTACTGTTCTACTTCTTCTTGACTACCTGATAACTTTTGTTCTAGACTTTTGTATGCTTGTGCCATTTCTTGAGGGGAACCAAATTTATCTGGTAACCACTCAGGTCTGTCTTGTATACCTGCTGTTGGAGGTTCATCTGATAGACCTATATCACTAGGCTCAATAGGTGTTTCCACCTTTGCAAGCATTTCGTGTATATGTTCTGGTGTTCCTGCGGCATTAGCACCTTCACCTTGATATGTACTCACTTCGTCTGTTGACATTTTTCCCTTTAATATGTGTGTGTTTAAGCGTTTCCACCCATTTGTTGAGCCATTGCTTGCTGGATAATCTCAGCCATTTCAGGATTGTCCTTCATACCTTCTGCCATCCCTTTGGCAACTGGTGGTACTGCTCCCTTAACAACGTCACTCATCATCTGAGCTTGTTGAGCTTCTTGCATCTGAGCTTGTTCAGCTTCTTGTGCTTGAGCCTGTTCCTGTTGTAGTTGTTCCTCAGACTTTATTAATCCTCCTGTATCTATACCAAGTGAAGCACCTAGTCTATCCATGTAGTCATCCACATTAAGCTTCTGAGCTATTACTTCTGGCCCAAGTGGAGCTAGATATTCTAAGAACTGTGCTAACTTAGTTAGGTCTTGACCTCTACCTAAAGCTTCTAATCCGGTAACAACTTGAGGCTTAACTTTTCCTTTAGGAAAGTCAGGCATCTTACCTTCTTTAATTAGTTTCTGTAGGATAAGATTAATAAGAGGAAGCTGGAATTCTTGAGACAGGACAGAATAGACACCGCCTAGAGCACTCTCTAGTTCTTGTGCCATGAAGCGCACTTCTTCTGCTGTTACTCTTTCAGCATTTCTTTGTACTGATGAATTGAGTAGGAAAGCCGCAGATAACCTATCTCTAATTGAGTTCATAGTTTCTAAAGCAACTCTAAAGTCGTTGAACTTATCAAGTTGTAATGTAGAAACGTCATTTGCATCGCCTTGTACTATTGCACCAGTAGGTGCTTCTGCTACTGTTTTAATTCTTGTAGTACCATTAGGTCTAACCAAGAATAGGACTTTAGCCGCAGCCGCAGATCCTTCTACAATAGCCTGTGTCAAGGCTTCAAGAGAACGAAGGTCGCCTAAGTATTCTTCAACGAGTCCTCGTCCGTAGGATTCTCCATCTACCCTACTAAACCGTAGTGCAATGAAGGGGTTCTTGTCAATCTTGTATTTACCATAGGACTCAGGTATAGGTGTTGTCCCTATTTCCTGATGAACATGCCAGTATTTCTCTTTGTTACATATGTATGTGTATAGCTCATAGGGCTTATCAGGAGTTTCAGGGGTTAACTCCTCTGGTGAGGGAAGCCCCAGAGCCAATCTTGCTTCTGGAGATACAGTGTTTGCACTAAGTGTTTCCTTTGTTATCAAGTACAGTAGGTTCCCCATAGGGTCACGCTTGCATACATATCTATCCAAATGGAATACTCTCATACCACCTTTTTCAGGGAGATACAATAAGCAGTTACCTGTGACTATTAGATGTTTAAGAGCTTCAAATACAGGTACACGATATGCACTACTCTCTATCTCACCCATTGCTGATCTTTCGATACGTGAGAATCCCTCTTCTACTGCACCACGTTGAGACTCGTCTCCTGCTAACTCTGCTAAATCAAAGTCGTCAATCGTAAGTCTGAAGAAAGGTGAATTAGGTGGGAGTAACGTAAGGAGTAGTTTACTAGATAGGTGGTTCACACCTCTGGAACCTATGCTCTGAAATGGTGTCTTATATACAGTAGAAAAGTTTGCTCCTGAGTCTGGTAGAAGTGAGGGGATAGTTAGTTTGGCACACTCCCTACCTCTGTTTAGGTATGTCTCACGTTCACCAAAGGATCGCTCGTACAAACTAGCGAGTTGACCTACTGGTAACTCCTCTACTTTGTTTTTCATGTCACCCTTAGTTTAAGCTTTCCTGTGTTAGCTCTCTTCCTTTTACCTTTAGCTAGTTGGGCTTTGGAACCAAATTTACCACTCTTTTCAGATACAGAAGTATCAGAACCCATAGCCGTTTGGGAACCTCCTGCTTGACCTCCCTCTTCTTTACCTCCAGTTTTTCCTCTGGCTTGATCCCACAATCCTTTACCTGTGTCGGCAACCTCATGGAGAAAAGCTTTACCTGCATCTGCGCCTGTATGTAAGTTTGTTCTTCCAGCATCTGCTGCCGCATGGAGTCCTGCCTTACCTGCATCTGCTAGACCTCCCATATTTTCTTGAGCTTTCTTAAGTCCTGCGGCTCCTTGCTTTTGAGCATTCTGTGTGGCACTAGTAAATTGTTTAGAAGCTTCTTTTGCTGCTGCTTGTGCCTTCGCTTTAGCAATCTTCATCTGTTCCTTCTTGTGTGCTATAGAGGCTGCTGCTGCGGCTCCTCCATCTTGGACGGTGGATTTTAGCTTTTTAGCCCCGCCTTTAGCTTCTTTTTTTACCTTTTTAACAGTCTTTTTTACGGTCTTTTTAACATTACGAACAGCAGACCCAATACTTCCACCTTTGGCTTCTTCTATCTCACCTTCATACTCATAAGAATCTGATGATAATTCTACAAGTTTACCGTTCTTCCATTCATAATTGACTTCTGTATATATTTTCATATGGTTCTTATAAGTTAAGAGTTATAGTTTCTTTCTTAAGGTGTAGTAGTCTACCTTATATTCCTTTAATGTCTTTACCCATCCTTTTCTTCCTTCTACTTCTATGTAGCTACAATCATTTGATCTAGCCCAATCTTCTATTGTACTTAGGTAATCTAGAAGCCACTCTTCTAACCTACTTCCAGCTAGTGTGACAACTCTACAAACTAAGTCTCTTGGATACTGTAGAATAGCTAGTGTAGAGACGATTATAATTTCCTCTGTTTTATTGTCGGTAATTAACCACAAGGAATACTCCCCGCTTTTTAGGTAATT